TTTTCCACCGGTCACCGTACCAGAGCGTTGTGACTATTTCTATCATCTCCAGTGCCTCTTCATCCACCACAGGTCCCGAATCTTATGGTTATCAATTACGTTGTTGATTATTACCTTTGTATTCTCTTTCGGCCCGTTCTCCTTGGATACATTTTCACAAGCTTCAAACCATTCCGATGGGAATGTTTCTTCTAAAGGAAGTACATAACCAATCCAATCCTGATCCCCCCTAAACTTACATATAACCTGGGGAGAAAAAGCTTCCCATACTTCCTTTCTAGCACCAGCCCTATCCAGTAAAAAACAAGATGAGTTATACCTAATCACTACATTCTTTGACTTGAGGTTCTTCCACTGTTTTATGATTGAAAAACCAGCAGGGAAAAGGGCTAATTCTGATATATCTCTCACTATGGTCATATCCAAGTCAAAGTATAGAACCCGGTCACTCCCCGTGTAGTTCTCTAACTCCGGATGGAAAAACATAAGCTTCCCCCACCAACCTGGAAGATTGGTGAGGGGTTTATGGCACTCCACCCCAGCCACCGGACTATCGGTAAAACAAATAAACCGATGCTCCAAAAGGCTGAGATTCCTTTTGACCATACTCCTTAGTTTGGTCACGTATTCATCAGGGTATTTATTCCCCGTTTTTAGGCACACTACCGATATCACCGTCATCCTCCTCATTAATGGTGCCAACCACTTCGTGATATTCCAAGGACGATTTGACGTGAAGTAACAATCCCTCATCGACCTCCACGTACCATATACGGTCAACCCCCTGATACTTAACTATGTCATAGCGTCCAGGCCGAAAGACATCTTCCACAGCCTTTCTTACTGTAGGCCAATCAGCATCGTGCCCGCAAAGAACGCCACCCGTCCGGACCTTGGGCAACCAATCCAGGATATCCCTTTTACAGGACTCGTATCCGTGATCAGCGTCAATAAAAATCAAGTCAAAGTATCCGTCCGGGAACTTATGGACCGCGTTGTATGTATAATCCTTGACGATGTGTATCGTGACCCTATCCTCAAAAGCCTTGAGACGTTTCTTTGTTTTGTAGTAGTTGGAATTGTGCGCCCAACCAACCCAATTCTGCGGTCCTTTGTTCTCGGGTTGGGGTTTCCACAGATCAACCGCTAAAAACTCTTTGATGCCTGGGCAATTACCTAACAGCCTCATTGAGTTTTCCCCATTCTGAACACCCAACTCAGCCACCTTTTCATATTTCCGTTGGTTTATATTTTCTACCAACCATTGCCATCCGGTAGCCATTATCGCATCCTCCTTACTTTATGAACTCGAAACTCCGAACTGAGGAACCCTTAACCCACCTTGGGTAGATGAACCCTTCTTTGTCCTCATACATCTGGTAGGGGTTCTGTAAGTCGTGAACCCATACAGCATCTTCTTTTCCCATCCAAATTTCGAAGTAGGGAAGAGACAGGGCCACTCCAGCAAATACCTTTTGATATACGATATCGTGACCACATAATACTCCATCTGGGGTGAGCTTTGGTAACCAATCCTGTATATCCTGCTTCACTTCCTCGGTAGAATGCGAGGCATCAATGAAAATGAGATCAAAATACCCATCCGGGAATAGCTTTGACGCATCGTGGGTGGAACTCTTCTCCGTATGAACCACAGACCCATAAGGCTTGGACCGCGCTTTCCATATCTGAAGCTCTTTCATCCGCACCCACTTGTCTACCGCGACGAACTTAACGATGTTGGGGCAACGTTCCAGTATATGAATAGCATTCGTTCCTATCTGAACACCAAGTTCAGCCACTACCCCATAACATCTCTCATTAATCATATTGGATAACCAATCCCATCTCATTTGTATTTCTCCAAGCACTCTTCCAAAGATATCTTGGGAAATCCTTCCAAGGCAGAATCCGGAGATGCGTTAATTATTTCCAACCCGCACCCCTTGGCTCCTACCATTACCTGTTTAAACTGCTCCTTGTGTCGAATATGAACCTTTGGGTTGCTCTCTCGTCTGTGGTACTTATGCCAATTTTGTACCACACTCCCTTCACTTTTCATATCAAATCCAAGTAAAACAAGCCTCCCAGCGCCCATCAAATAAGCTAAGCAACAAGCAGCAGCACCAGAGTTTCCATTCCAAGCACAGAAACGAGGGTCTTCACTCCAACCCCTTGCCTGCCTTTTGATGAACTTAACGTATGAAGGCTTACGATCTGCGATGGCGTGACACGTAGTCACTACCAATCCGGGCCAGTGACTCAACTCCTCCCAATTCCATTCAAAGAACTTAGCATCACCGAAATACACGATGTTTACCCAGGGGCCAAGCTTATACGCAGCATTAACCCCCAATGTTGGCCTATCCTCAAGCTCCTTAAGCAAATGAAACTGAGACTTAAGGGAAGGGCCACCGCCAATGATATAAACGGTGTCCCCTTCCCATATTCGAACAGCCTTCCACCATTTAGGATTGGGTTTCATAACCCACCTTGCCTTTATTCTTCCGATTCAGCCTTATCCAATAAGGACTTGGCGTCATCCTCTGAGAGGAGCTTCGTGTTGATAGGCTTCCCAGTTGCGAGGTTAATCACATGGTACTTCCCGCCACCCCGGTGCTCCAATTTGAATTTCCGATCCCCCATTTCCTGAAGCTCGTCCTTCTCCTTGGTTTCCTCCGATTCCTTTTCGGATTCACCCTCCCCGGAATCATCTGTTTTTCCTTCATCCTTTGTGGGCTCCTGCTGCTCGGTTTCCGGTTCCTGGGTAACGGGCTTCTCCTTCCGTTTCCTGACAACCTCGAACGAATCTGAAGAAACAGCCTCCCCCAGATCCTTAAATTTGTAAGCCACTTTCGCTATCTCGGAAGGATAGCACGTTACCTTATCTCCCTTGATGAGGGAAACCCTCCTACCAAACTGACGGATGGTATGAGGGCTTCCCGTGAGTATGAATACGTGTAACTTTTCATTTCCCATTTCAATCCTCCTTGCTACGCATCAAAAAGGGGTTTTCCCTTTACGACATCACGCAAATGCCGCAGTTGCCGTTGTAGTCCGACTTGATCCACGGCACCTGAATGGTGATTATCCTGTATTCCTTGACCAAACCTCCCAGCGTATCCCACTCCACCGGAACAAGTGCAAGAGCATCAACCAGCTGGACCACGTCCGGGGTCATCTGTACCAGGAGAACTTTGCCGGCGGACATATAGTCCGACACCTTAACGTCCTGAATGGACCGGATAGCCATGAGTCTTTCTCTGATCGTCCTGTCCGAATTGGCCTTGTAATCGTTGTTGAGTATCACGTCATAGTCCGTGGGAACATACATCACAAACGGACCATAGAAGTGAGCGTTGTGGAGGGTCAGAATAGCATCGTTCACCTGTGTGATGATATCAGTACCCGCAACGGTGGAAGAATCTTCCAGATCGGACCAGTTGGTGATATCCGATGTACAAACATCCGGATAATCCTCATAACCGTACAACGTACCTCCAGCATAGGTAAACGTACCGGCCCCCTTGAACAGTATTTCTTCCAGCTTCTCAGCTACCTTCCTTGCCGCCAGAGCCGCAGAGGTTACGTCCAGGGGTTCTCCGGACTTCCGGGATGCCGACAGGTTACGAATGGTCAGATGAAACTCTTTGTGAACGATGGGCAAAGGAAGATATGCCGGGGTGAACGTTACCCTGTCCCCATTCCCCCTGGTGACCGCGTCCATACTGATCGTGGCTTCATTCATTCCACTCTGCTTTTCAAACTGGAGTACCGTGGTTCCGAGTCCGTTGGAAATAGGATACACCAGTCCACGGCTCCTCAGATCCGCTATACCGTTGAGCCGATCCTCTGCAACCTTGATGACGGTGGTATCTATGCGTTTCCACTCGTCATACAGCAGGGTAGCGTTGGTCCGAAGTCCCTTGGCGCTCATACCATTGGCGAGCAGCCTTGAAGCAACATCACCCTGGGGCCCAACATTCTGGAGGGTGATGTTCCCCGTCTCATCCATCGCCAGAACGTCAAGAAATTCCATATTGGCGTTTTCCATCTTTGTCTCCTTCCTTTCTTTTTGAATTTGCGTTACACTACTTCGATCAGAACACGGGTGCCATAATAAGCATCCCATGTGGAATCGCTTGAAGAATCCTCCGTTGCCACGGCCTGTTTGACCTTACCCACAATGGGGTTGGCGTACATCGTAGCGCCGGAATCCAGGACAGGGGGAGTGTGCTTCTGGAGTAACCCGTTACCCGCTGACTCCACGTAGTCTCCCACAACCACCGTCTGGTCGTGATCCAACAGTGCCCAAACCCGGTCCCCTCTCTGGAATGTCCGATAGATGACCCTGGCTCCGGAAGCGTACAGGTCATCAATGCCCTTGCCCTGAAGATCATCCTCAACGGCAAACTTCGGCATTGTATTGCCCCCAGCCACTCCGTGAGGATCCACCTTCCCATCAGACCTTTCCTCCAGGAGCATACCTGGACGAATGACGGCATTGGCAATAGCTTCGTCTTGCATATACAAACCGTTGGTCCGTGCCGTAATTGTATTGAACTTTAAAGCCATATCTGTTCTCCTTCCTTACTTGGTTTGATAGTTACTTCTGAGCCTGACTCTTGTTTGCGAACAACTCCGGACAATCCGGCACGCCAATCCGCTGACCCTGAGCATTGGTTTTGATTGGCTTCCCATCCTCGTCAACCTGTCCCTGGGCAGGGGTTGCTCCAGCTGCTTTCAACTGGAAGTTGGAATGGGATACCAGGTTGGCCAGTTTCTCCAGTTCCGTCAGGTCTTTTGCCTGAAGTTCATCCTTGGTGAAGGAGTTGTTCTTGATCTTCAGGAGAGCTTCCACCAGATCATTTTTCCTCTGGTCCCGAACCCCGATGGCCTCATCCAGAGTCTTTCGGACATCGTCGGAAACACTGGACAGGATCTGGTCCACCGTCAGTTTCTTGATATCAATGTCCGACTGAACGTTGGTTTCCGGCTTTTTGTCTTCTTTCTTCTGACCTTCCATCTTCTTCTGATCGTTGTTCCACTTCAGTCCCACAGTGACCTCCAGCTTGTCGGCCTGTTCCGGCGACAAAGTAGATAAGAAGCCCCTCTGAGACTCATTGAAGTGTCCCGAAGCAATCAGCGCATTGAGTCTGTCGCAGCAGATCGTTTCCATATCCTCTTTCTCCTCTCTCAATAAGTTTGGTATCCTTGCATCCTTGAGTACGATGTCAAGAACGTTCTGTGCCAACGCATTGGCATCAATAGTTATCCCCTTTCCACCATCTTCCTCTTCCTTGTTCTCCACCGGAACATACTCCACTTTCTGTCGGACTTCTTGAACCTCGTCAGAGAGGGTTACAGAACTTTCATCCTTCTGAAAGTTGCGCTTGTAAATCTTGGTTTCCCAAGACCCATCAGCAGTCTGCTTCCCCACCTCATAGACAAAGTACCCATCATCAGAGAAAACGTCATAGATGTAAATATTACCCTTGACACCCTTGGCTTCCAGTGCCGCATAGAGCATATCACGAACCTCACGATCACTGGTATCGTTGTTCATGATATCGTCTACCTCGGAACCGCTCACAGATCGTGGACCCAGGGCATTCCGGAGAAAGTCCAACATTCTCCACTTACTCACTTTCCCATTCATCATTCCTCCTTTCCCATCTTTTTTGTTGGCCCTTATTCCACATCCGTCCTTCCAAGAACAAGCACCCACCTGTCCGGGGAGTAGTGCGAGATGGTCTGGACGAATATTGTGAATTATTCCCACGTACTCCTCACCATTCCACACGCCGGTGGTCTCCTCGTGTTCGGCCCACAGACCTGTAGAAACCTCCATAGGAGCACCATCGATCAAGGCTTGGAGGGTTTTTGGGCTGACCTTGTTTATCTTATCAACGTTGATCCATGCTTCAGCTTTAAGCTTACCATCTTCGTACTTGGTATTATAGATGGTGCCAACGTTGTACTCTTCCTGTATTTCCGGCTGATTTGCGCTTACGGAGAGTCCAGCCACTTCCGGGTGAGTAATAGGAATAGGAACACCATTCCACGCCTGGGGGTAATTGGCCAACTCCTCTTCGGTGTACAGGTATCCATTATGAACACCTACTACCAACATCGTAACCGGGAAGACATAATATGTAACTCCGTCCAGTATCTCTTCCCGGTATGCCGTATTTGCGCAAATACGTGCGTTAACATGAACATGTATGATCTTCATCCTATTCCTCCACTTCCTCTCTCTCCCAAAATACCCAAGCACCCTTATTTACAAACAGATTGCACATAGCCAAGCTGAAATAAGTATCATTTTCGATAGGCTTTGCGTGATCCTCTCGATCCTCATCAAGATCCGATCCTATTGGTATTCTAAAAACCTGTTCCGTTTCTAAATACTTCTTGATATCCTCTTGAACGTCTTGGTATGGATGGGTTACCACCACCGATTGCAAAGCGCTATCGTACTCAACCACGCCTTCTATCCCATTTTTGGAGAAGGGAACTTTGATTTTCATTTTACCCCCTCAGTAATCCAAAACTCTTTATCCACCCCAAAATGGTCTTCTATGTACTTAGACAGCTTGGGATATCTCCTTCTGGCTATATCCCACTGAGACTCCTTTGCGGCCCAACCATCCCTTCCAATCTTCAATAAATCCTCCAACCGTCCTTTCATTCCGCTTACATAACTAGAGCCCTCAGCCTCCATTCTGGCTATGGACTTCTTTAAATAAGCCACATCACTATCAAATCTGCTCAAACACTCAGTATAATGATGATATCTCGCATAATTTACCGACCACCACTCAATCCCGTCCCCAGCATCCCTCCAACGATATATCCTGCCCTCATAATTGTTAATCCAATTATCCTTAAAATAATTTCCGTCCCCATTCCGATAAGTTCCAATCATTGCTTCCCCGTTCTTCTTCCTAGAAATCAAAGAACGAAATTCATCTACCAGAGACTGAGCTTGCTCCCTGGTTGAGAATGGATTCTTGTTCCAACGAAAGCCTACATTCCCTGACGTACTCCGTAGCTTCCCAAACCATCCAAACATATTATCCATAGCGTGAGAGAATTCGTGAGCTATTGTTACCCCTGCTGAATTTCCCCTTGAGGACCAATACAAATTTATCGCCTTGTGGATCCCCACAAAACTCTCTCGAATAGGACTATTATGCAATACAACTCGATATCCGTGTATTGACATAGAATATATTACATCCAGTGGAATGGTCTCAGTTCCTTTAAGCAACCACTCCAACTGTTGAACCCTATCTAGGTGAGATCCACCCGATGGTAGAAACGTCCCAGTAAGTTCCCGGCGAAGTTCCAACCGTTTAGCCGTGCCCACCGACTGGGCATACTTAGAAAAGGTGGTTACTGAATCAACTGTTGCATCATAAATTTGAGCATCAGTTGCTTGTGGAGAACTCAACAAATTACTAAGATTTGTGGTGGCTTTGTCCCAAACCTTCTTTAACTGCTCCGGAGTCGATTTCTTTTCCTTGGTCTTCTCCTTGGTGGCTTTCTTTACCGCTGAACTTTTGACTCCCTTACCATGTAACTTCTCGATATAAGGCAACGCTACACACCTACAGTTGGGGTGGTATGGTATCAACTCCTCAATCTGATCCATTGTATAGACCTTACCATTCATCTCAGAACACTCTTCGCATACGTCATATCCTGCGGTATTCCACTCAACCAATACGGTTACCCCGTCCAATACGTTTTGATACTCTCGATACTCACCAATGGTAGCCTTATGGTGCGCCCGTACCACCTCCGTCCTGGCTAGGGTTCTTGCTCTGGTAATACCGATCTTGTCCACCCTGTCATTAAGGGTTCGGGCCAACTCTCTAGGGCTTCTCCCCTCTGCCAACCCCGTAGCCAATGTACTACCGATTTGATTAGACATCTTCGATGTAATGTTTTTTAAACCATCGTATGCCCTGGAATAAATCATACCAACCCTATCCACGTGGGTTGGGGAAACAAATGAAGCATCTACTGTCCGGGTGACTTTGATGCCGGCCTTCTTGAGCTCTGATTGTGCCTTAAATATCCCTTTTTTGTAGGATGAATCAATATAGACATTCTGCCACGATTGGTACGCAGCTTCCTTTCGGCCCACCCCTCTTCCTATTCCAAGGATGCCTAGTTGGACCTGGTTATCAAGCCAATCCATAAAATAATTCACTTTATCCATATCCAACGGGAAGTCGAACTGACCGGGCCTTAACTCTACTTGAGTCTTCAATTTAGCGTTTAAACCAAACACATCGTTCTCAGCGATGGATACATAAATATCCTTCTTGAGCGATGTAAACCGGCGTGTAACCTCCTTCATAAATGCCCGCCTTATTAAGGTGGTACGGGTGGGGTCCAGCTTCATAACCTTGTTAATATGAAGGGTGTCGCACCCGCTATTATGTTGATGTAATATCGCCGGTTCCATCACTTCCACCTATCTCTCCTCAAGTTCCTCATCTTCATTTCCATCTTCTTGCCCGAACTTCTCTGCTTCTTCCCTCTCCTTCTCCTCTTCCTCGATGGCTTCTTCCATCTGCGTAGTAATCTGAATTATCTCCTCAGTGGTAAGCTCCATCTCACGGCTCAGGAACTGATCAACCGGATAAATCATATCTGCTCCTGGAGCGCCTACATACTTTGAAAGGGTTTCCATCCTCTTGACTCCCAACTCAGCCCTCTCAAGAGAAGACATACCCCCCAACTCAGGCCACTCAATGATCAGCTTATCTACACCTATTGTAGGGAGAACTCCATACATCACCATTCTTTCGATAAACGGACGGAGTATGATATCTTCTGCAAACCCTGATTTCCTTTCTTCCACTCGATCCTTCCAATTCTCCTTATCCTGCGTGGAGGCCAACTCCCCTCTCTCTGAACCTAGGAGGATGCGCTTGGGGATGCCCGTGTCCGCACTAATCATTTCGACTTGTATGTCTACATGACTTCTAGGATCAGCCACAAGAGAATGGAGCTGTTCTATTTTCATTCCCTGAGTACGAAGAAACCGTTGGAGAGAATGAGAGTAATTTTCCAGATCCTCTCTCATTGTGCTCAAAACTTCCGGCTTAACCTCTGCGTCAGCTTCTATGTTGAGCTGTAACCCCGGAAAACCCCCTTTCCAGAACATCTCCGCAGAACCACCACAAAGCTTTTCCAAGTCAATAAGGCGATTGAGCACGGGTTCTAATCTTGGTGTTCCAAATACATTGGATTCCAACAGATTTTCCGCAACGTGTAGGACTCTTGTCCAATGTACTGCTACCGATGTAGAATTTGATTGGTTGTTTATAGTCCTGACTCGTAGATTGTATGTCTCTGGTTCCCCATACCTCTCACTGTTTCTGTCCGTAACCCACGTGGAAATAGCCGCATTCTCCTCCATAAACGGCTGAACATAGAGGAGCTTTCTTTTCCCCGGTTTCACTGGTTGGTCAAGATTCTCTCCATCATCGAAACCCAAAAATAATACACCATAATGGCCTATTCCTGTAATACGGTCCAGCCTACGAAAATGATGGAACAACCTTACCCGTTTTACAAGGGCTTTCCATTCCTTTTCAAACTGAGTCTCAACATCCTCGTTTTCATCGTCAAACACGTCAGGGACATCCCGCCAAGTAGCATCCGGGTAAGCATTAACGATCCTCCTGGCTATGTCTTGACGAGTGTACCTGGAATAATACTCCTGAAATTGAGGATTTAAAGGATAGCCGCACTCATTGTAAATTAACCGATTACCATCGAACTGTTGCCCCAACTTCGTGGCTAATGCGTTGCGACTGGTCATGACGGAATTAACGACAGATTTTATCAAATTCAGCTTGTCCCTCCAAGACAGCTTTTCTTGACCAGTGTTCGATTGTTCTACGGATTTGAGCTTTTCTGCCATCCCTTTCCTCCTCCTGTACCTTTTTACATATCCCCTATAGCAAGCCTACCCTCGTGGGCCTCGTGACGAAATAGACATATGATTAACCCTAATCCCTTACCACATCCCAACTTGCTTCTTCTTTTCCGGTAGAGCAAGCTTGTTAAAAGCTCCTGATGAAGCGTCCACCTGGTCCGAGAATTTACCATTGGGGAACATCCGAAGTTCTGCGATATATTCCTGCTGCCAAGTTCCCCCGGAGAGCAAAGCAACGTTCTCCCCCTCTACCTGCGCTGAGTAGGGTTCTGCTCGAACTTCCTTGGCCCCTGTTACCGTCTCCCGGAAAATTGGCAAACCCGCCAAACTCCTAATCGTATTCTCAGCAGATTCTTTACCACCTGACCCCGGCTCCTGCTCCACCCACTGAATAACATTGGGGCCATCCAACTCCGCTGTCTGCTTGATCATAAGTTCCCGCTTGGCTGAGGACCACTGACCCTTTACCACGTCCAGTACGACAAACTGGGGAACCCCTTTCCTGAGCTTGCACATCTTGACTCCTGCGGTCCTTTTACCAGCCCCCTCCGTACCTGCTTTGTCCCAATACCTTACTACTGCCTCAATATTATCAGGGTTGATGTAGTTTACCACCTTCAGGTTCTCTACTGAGAACATCCCACCCTGTCTTGGTGAGGGTCTTTGCTGATACTGTCCAGCGAACGCATAGGGACCAAGAATGAGCAACCAATCACGATAGTTCTGGAGGGAAAACCGATTGGGGAACAAAGGTTCGTCCATCTCTGTCCTGGGGTCAACGAAACCTAATGAGGAGACAACCCTATTTTCTCCTTCGTATAGGGCAGGCAGACACAAGTGGTCCCATTGGTGTCCTAATTCACCATCTAAGACGTGTCCAACCAAATCATTCTCGTGAACTCTCTGCATCATTATGATATACGAGCAAGCATTTATATCATTAACCCGGTTGGACATAGCCTCGTCCCACCAGGTTAGAACTCCGTTCCTTACTGATTCTGACTCAGCCTCAACTACATTATGGGGGTCATCTACGATAATCATATCACCACCCTCACCGGTGTTAGACCCTTCCGTACTCGTAGCGATACGATACCCCTGCCAATTGTTTTCATACCTGGTCTTGGTGTTCTGATCGCCCTCCAGGTAGAACTTATTGGAACGTCTCTTCTCCTCCGGCATCCTTTCAATAGCCATAGCCATTAACTCTTTATAACGAGGGCTTTCAATAATCCTCCTCATCTTAACTGAATCACGAGTGGACAATGACTGGGCATATGAAGAAAAGAGAAACCTTTCTGACGGATTTTGTAGCCATACCCAAGCGGGAAAGAATACCGAAACAGACAATGACTTCATATGGCGTGGAGGAATGTTGATTATGAGTCTTTTTATGATTCCCCGGTAGACCGCTTCAAGATGAATTGCAATTGCATCCAGGTGCCATCCCCACACCAATTGTTTAGTCTCGGCCACGTTCCAGAACATCCGGATAAAATAATCCAGATTGCCAAGAGCCAACTCATTCTCCGTCCTACGGGTCAAAGCCCGTAGATCAGCTGGGTTAATGTTCTTGGCTAGTGTCTGGGAAATTTTCCAGTGCCATCCCGTCCCACGAGGTTCCAACTCTTTCGGATAACTCTCCAAGGACAGTGTCTGCACCGGCTTTTGTGAATGCAACGAGTAATGACTCAAGATCACTCCTTCCTAGCTTATTCCAATTCATATCCATCATAACGTTATTGGTAATACTTAAGGTATCACCCGGTTTGGTCATACCCTTTCCTTCTCCTGCTTCATTAGCGTTGGGCCATCGTTCCCTATCACGATTGGTTAACCAAAACTTGATTGCATTAAAGTTAGGTGGTACGAAGTTTCTGACCTTAAACTTTTTATACATCATATGCCCAGCTTGACTCTTACCAATGCGCTTTACTTCCTCGGTGAAATACTCGTAACCTAAAGCACAGTCAAGCAGTGTCTTTTCCACCTTTTCACAATCAAATGCATCCTTACCAGCCCTAATCGCCATATAAAATTCTATATGTTTACGCTTCCATTGGTTAAGGGTTTGTTCTGATATCTCAAATATGCTACATAGGTGTTTATCGGTGGCTCCGTAACGTCTACATACGTTATATGCTACCTGGGGGTGGAGGTTCTTAACGTAGAGGGTAGGGGTTCCCGCTTTGTTCTTTTTCGGTGATTTTCTCGGCTTGGTCCTGATTCGTTTCATAATCCCCGTCCACCCCTTTTTTATGTCGTATAGGGTAAAGGGGTTGAAAAAGTAAGTAAACCTGGGTGGGTTAAACTGGGTTTAACTACCTGTTTTTATTTATTTTAAATGGCGTTACTGGCATAGTAAAATGGGGTTGGAAAAAAGTGGGGTGGGGGAATAAGGTAGGGCCCCCACCCCGAATTACAAATTGTGGTTATCGGCTTGTATGGTTGTATTACCTCGTGTGGTTGGGTTTACTCATAACCGTACCGATATGGTTGGACGGCCCTCCTGTTTTCTTTTCTTCTAACTGACCTGGGAGTGTTACAACTCGTTTAGTGACTACCTGCAAACGGGTTACATCATACCAAACCCCCTCCTCCTGTCATGCTGGCCTCAGTCTAGGGCTTCTTCTTCGCCAGAAGTCTGCGGCGTTTCTTCATCAGCCTGCGCTCGTGTCTATTTGCTGGCTGTGACAGGGGAACGATACTCTTGCCGCTTTTGACTAACTTCTCTGCATCCCGGCTCAGTTCTTTTTCGAGGGGTACGAATCCGGCTTCCTGGGCCTCGGCTCCTGTCCTGAAAATCCTTATGAACCGTTCAACCTCGTCTTCCCGATCCAAATCATCAACTATAACTGCCAGTTCTCCTGTTCTTGGGTCCATCCCTCTCCTCCCTCAATATGGTCCATATCTCCAATACTCGTTCAACGTACAAGCAAATATTGGAATATACCGTTCTTGAACATCCACCCAAGACATAGCGATATAATTGAAAACCAAAAAAACACTCTCATCCTCATATGGATAAAGAAACATCATAGCGTGATAAGTGCCCGTTTGAGTATCGTAAGCCGCCACCACTCCAGATCTGTCTGAAGGAATGAGTTCCTTTCGGCAACATTCAATATAAAGAAAAATATGAAAATCTTCACAATCCCCGCACCTCTGATCTTTCACCTCCTGATAAGATTTCCAATAACTAGCTGATCCCTCATCCTCATACTCGAACCATTTTTTAATCTCAAGGGCTTCAGTAATGACTCCGTACAAGTCATATCCAACCACCTCTCTTTCTTGGAGTATATAAGCTGTATCTACCTCCTTATACTCGGAAAAAGACCATTGATGCTCCCTTTCCCACCAATCCACAATTTGTTTAATTGGATAAAATCCATAGACCCTCTCAAGGATGAGTCCCTGATCATAATCCTTTGACCTAGTATACCCATTATCATAATCAGAACAAGCCCCTAGAATGAAGATTAGAACCAATAAGATGATTGAATTCAATATCTTCATACCTCCTCCTTTCCAAACTTTCCGAAATAGACCCCTTTTTCTAACATCCAACCACCCTCTATTAACAACCTATCTATTTCTCGTGCCTGTTGTAGATTCTCGTAAAAGATCTCATATCCCACCGGCTTGCCTTTCTCTCTGACAATATCCCAAACAACCCCCGCACTCTTACTCAATGAATTCATATCCTCAACACTGATCGGTTTTGCCGTGTATATCGTTTCGAGAGATAGAGAGTTCAATTTAACTCTCAAATCTATCCGATTGAAAACATCGCAGGGCTCCACCCCCAATACCTCTTTGATATTTTTAGTGGTCAACTTTGTGGGTATTTTAAAGTCATCCAACATCCTCTTGGGAATTTCCGCAATCAAATTAGCCAAACCCGCTACATACCCATCTTCCCAAGGCAAGGGAACTTTCCCCTTAGCGCAAACTTCCGAGGTTTCTACCATACAAAAAACATCCTCCAGATTACATTTCAAAACCTCTGTCACGAAAATGTCCAACGTAATATCGGGTCTTTCTTTCTCTATCGAATGGTACTTGATTAAAAAACCCTTTATCAATACATTCATTAACGTTATCCGTTTATAACGATCCATATCTATGCCCCCCTTCACTCCTTGTTAATTACCTTTACCCTTGTAACCCCATCTTTTATGGAAAACTGAAAGACCTTGTTTGCAATCTTCTTGGTTTCCCCCTCGTCCCTATATTCATCCATTTCAGGAATAAGAGAAACCATTATGACCTGTATGCCCATCTTGTCACAAACCTCTTTAACTGCTGAGGCTGTCCTCTTATGTAACGTCCTGGACAAGTCGTTGATATTCTTGAACGGCTCGTCCATTATAAAAGTATTCCTCATTTTAGGATTGGACAAGCTCCACTCAGTAAGCTGAAGGGAAAAAGAAGCAACATCCACCGCTCCTCCTCCCGTACACATCATTGGTGGAATCTTTTTCCCATCCCTTTCAAAATAAATATCAGCCTCGGTTCTCCCCCTACGGACCACAAACTGAACATCAACCCGGTAAGGGTCATCAAAGATAGCTCCCATTACCAAGGAGGAGAGTTGAGAAACTCTATATTCAAGCTCTTGCTGAGTCATAGTTGCGATTCTCTGAACGATGGTAAGGGCTGTTTGATACTCCCTTAATTCCTTCTGAAGGGTTTTCCTCTTCTTAGAAAGATTTCTCAGGCTGGTTTCCGCCATTTCCCTCCGAAACGTCTCCCGATCAAATAAGGTACGAAGATCACTAATACTCATCAGACTCCCTCTGACCATACTTTTCCAAAAGCTCCTCCGTCTCCTGTTTAATTTGCTCCTCAAGCTCCTCGATTTCCTCCTTCATACCGGCCAGCTTCTCCTCGGCTTCTTTTACAGTAGAGCAACCAAAAGATTTCAAGCTCTTTTTAAGCTCTTGCAACACGCCTTCTTTCCTAGCCAAGGTGGTTCGGCTCCTCTCTATCTCCTCTTTGATCTTCAAAAGCTTCCGTTCAATCTCTTTCACTCGTTCCCCCCATACTGAAATAAATCTTATCAAGAACCCCTTTCCTAATCCGATGAGTTCTGATATATTCTTCCATATTCTTCTTAAAAGACAACCCAACTTCGAAGTCTTCTTTCATCCTCCGAATGACCACGTTCATCCTTTCGTCCTTCTCCTCTCTCCGTTCCAAATGAACTCTCGTCACAACCCCTTTCTCGATAGGTATTGGCTTCTTGGTAAGCTCTTTTGTAAGGCTATCCCAAAAGTAAACACAAGGTTTGTGGCTTATTTGAGTTGCCTCCGTCCTCATTAACGAACCAGGATTAACCAAACGATGACCCTTATTATCATCCACCCCAAACCTCTCGTGGTTATGACCAGATAAAATGAGGTCAAACCCCTTCATCCTCCTAAGCAATCTCCCAGCTGAAATTTCCTTTATTCCTGGATATGGGTCTTTCCCTATCCAAGTCATATAATGTATCAAAGCAATATTAACCCCTTCATAATCCGTAGAAGTGGGGCTGGTCCTCCAGGGAAACGGGTGTATTGTGACCCTATTCTTCCCGGAAAACTCCAAAGGTTCCCTTATGAGCACTCGTATTTTTCCGGCTTTCCAAAGAATCCCCATAGCTGATTTATGTATCTTCCGAATATTGTGACGAGGTAAATCGTGATTTCCTGGAATAACGATCATATTGTCTGGGAGAAGGTCAAAACTCCTATTGATCAACTCCTTCGAGGCATCCCAATCCTCGAAAAGATCACCGGGACAGAGAACGTAATCCGCATATTCAGCCTTTTCCCGTATGAATTCCCACTTCTGCTCTTGAGCCTCCATAAACTCATCCACTCTACATATGGGTCTTCTCTCCGTAATATGAGGATCACCTATCAACAGGAATTTCATTTCTTTGATCCCCCCTTCTCCGCTCCACAAAATGGACATACATCCGGAAAGTTCTGATTGTATTCCCTCTCCTTAGACGGTATGATTTCCTGCTTGAGCCTTCTTATGTTGGATGTGGTTTCCCGAACCTCTCCTATCACCTCTCTCAACTTATAAACAGTATTCTTTTTCTCGTCCAAAAGGGATACCGATTTTAAAATCTGACAAACCTCGTCTTCAAACCCTACCGCCGAAGCCAAATGCTTCATCTCTCTCTTGATATTACGATATCCCTTTATATCGTTTGTAATAGTACCCAGGTTTGCCCTCAACCTTTGAACCTCGGCTATTTTAGACAAAGTTTTTTTAACAATATCCCAGTCCATTTCCACGTGAGACAACTTGTCAATCTTTTCCTGTATGATTTTGACCTCAGATACTAAACGAGAAAGAATTTCAAACTGGGCCTGAATTTCCTTTTTCCTTTCATCTTTCCGTTCCAACCTCACCAAATCCTCCTCAAAATCATCAAGGTATCTTAAATCACTCAACAATTTCTCCTCAGACTTTATATCGGCATCAACTTTCTTTACGTCATTTTCAAATTGCCGAATATCGGATTGAAGGTTGGATATGGATTCATCTATGAGTTCTAAATGAGCCACCCGGTTTAACCTCCGTGCCACCTCCCCGGAAGACTGGGACAACATATATGGATTATCATATTGGAGAAAGAAGTTCTCTGTTTCCAGGGAAAGGGCTTCCCGAACCTCTTGAGGAACCTCAAACTTGAAAGCCCGAAACTCTTGTCTTTCCTTACCAGGACGTTCCAAAATGTATAGATTTTCCTTCCCCTTTTCCCGAACCACCTTTGTCCCATCGTCAAGAACAATCTTAACTGAAGTTGTTCCACCCCAATGAGATCCATAAACATCTTGTATCGGCCTTCCCAAAGCCACCCAAGTGATGGCCCTAATTACTGAACTCTTTCCTGAATCGGAAAGCCCAAGAAAAACATTCAACCCCGGACCTAGATTCAAAACCGTCTTCCGGTGAGATTGAAAATTTCTGAGGATGATTTTTTTAATCACCTCTTCCTCCTCCTCTTGGGCTTTATTGTCACCTTGTCATTATCCCCAAAGAGCTTAACCAAATTTCCCGGTTTCAACGCCACGTAAGCAGCCGCAGCGTCAGCTATATGTTCGAACTTCCCCACGGATTTTGGGAAAGGGGCATCCGGGAACAACTCTGAAACAGCCCTCATCATCTCCTCTTTGGTAGCATTCCCCCGTCCGGTCACGGCCTTCTTCACGTCACTTGGGTTTGTCCACTCAGTAGGAATATTCATAACGGCGCACACCGAACTCACCGAAGCCACAGCCATTCCCATCATTAAACCAGCTGTGTAACTTTGGGCTCCTCCGTGAGGTAATTCCCCAATAACCCCCTGAACTCGGTTCTCACTGATAATATGAGCCAAAGATAAAGCTAGCACAGAAGACCTCCAAGCCCTATCCTCTGACACCCTAGTGGTCTTGGACTTGGACTTGGAAGTGGTAATGACCCCGCACTTCTCTATCCTCCCCCTATCAATGAGACACCAACCTGTATTTGCGAAAGACACATCTAAGGATAATAGCATGGCTAGGCCTTATATCCTGCTTTTTGAAGCAGCTTCCTAACATTATACCGAACCTCCATCGCTCCCAAAACATCACAAGGACATCCTATTCCCCTTGCCCGGAAAGCATTACAATTCAGCTTTATCTGAGCGTGATAGAACAAAACGCAAAAGCCGCAGTGAAACCTCTGCTCTCTTCCCACCATCCTCATAAAAGGACAAGTCTTGTTCGAACGAGATAAGTACCACTGATACACCATGTGGAGGAGGGCTTGTCTCCGCTTTATCGGCTCCAGGTCTCCTGAAAGAATACGCTTGGGCAGTGGGCCACTTGGATCAAGGAGCCTGTCCCGGAAAACCGTTTTCATATTTTTCTTCACCACGTTGCTCTTGGTTACTTTCCGCATATCAGCACCCCCCTTTACAACGTTCATATTTATACCTGGAAGAACCCACCACCTGTGCAAAACAGATCCCAGAAGGCTTCCTCAACCCTGGACCAATAGCATCAAATAAATCAAACCGATTGGGACACATTAAGGAATTTGTACAGCCGTCACATAAAAACCAGAAGATTTGTCCCGGTTTAAACACCCTTATTCCACGAAGAACCGCCTGAGTCCTGTCCCGAGTGGCTTCCGCCTGAGCCTTCCAATATATCTCTAAAATCGAATTTTCAACCACCTTTGTAGAAGTTCTCTCTTTCTCCTCGATTTCAATTTCAAATATACTCATATGCTCCTCCTTATCTCAAATCCTCATACTTCCCCTTTTCCCGGACCACTATGGGCGTAGTGGCCGCAGCCTTCCTCAGCCGATACAAAGCCTTTAACACTCCATCCTTTTTCGAATACCCAAAAGAGCTTTGACATATCGGTATGGGTCTTCTCTTGCTCATCAACCTCCAATACCAAAACCCGTTCTCCTCATACACGTGATAGTAATTATCTTGAACCTTTTGCCTTCTCGTATTCCCTCGCATACTCAACCCCTAATCATATTTAGGCTTTCTATTCAAAAGAATACTATCCTCAATCTCCTTCCAAACCCGTCCGGTAAGCTTCTTCAACTTCCTTTCCAACCCCTTTTTCTCAATGTCCATAATGAGCTTTTTCGTGGTTCCCTTGAGGTCCAATTCTGGAGCCGTGATCACCCCGTTGGATGTTTTCTTCCAGTGTTTCTCCCCCACTAAGAAATTGATACAGCTGCCTAAGTCGTCAATCCCGTAGTCATAATACACATCATAGAAAACATCACGTTCTTTCCCAGTATACTTGTTTTTGGTGACCCGCGCCCGCACCAATCCCCCAATCTTCCGGCCCTTAGATTTTATTGGAGTAACCCTAGAAACCCAAATTTGGTGGAATGAGTAGAAATATGGAGCTTCTCCCCCAGAAGTCGTTTTCTGACCAGGTATCATCCCCCCTATCTTCTGTCGTTCCTGTTGAATTAGAATCAAAGAGGAACCAGTGCGCTCAAGCTCTTTATTAATTTCTCGTAGAGTCTCCCCCAGGATCTTTGCCTTTTCTGTTTTGTAGGAGCCTTTGAGTTCTTTGATGGCATCGTCCGATTTCATCCTCTTGAGAGCATTCCTATAATCTTTTTCCAACTCCTCATCCGATGACAAAGCATCCAAACTATCTACCACCCTAATAAAAGGTCTGCCTTCCCTACACTTCAAAATAAGTGAACTCTTAAGGTCTTGAATGGTCTTGGTAGTGGGCTCTATCATTATAATCCTTTCATTAAACTTCCTCCCCCACATCCTTTCCACATCAAAAGCGAACGCACTCTCAACATCATCGAGTTCAAGATCATACTCGTCATACTTCGAATTTTGAGCCACCTCAGCCAAAGCCGTGACCGCAAGTAATGTCTTTCCCCCAACGCTTTGGCCTGGAATAGTAGTAATGGTCCCAAAAGCTATTCCTCCATCTATAGTATCCGAACAAGCCAAATTAAGAAGAGTGGACCCCGTTGAAAACAATTTAGGTTTCAACTTCCCCTTTAAAGGCTTGTCTGGTTCGTCTTCCACCTGTTCGTGAAGTGGTTTTCTTTTTCTTTTTTCCATATTTATATGCTCCCACAAAAGACTTAAACTTATCAGGATAAATGTACCAAGTTCCACCACGCCCAAACACGGGCTTGGGAATCGGGTTCTTTTGAAACCCAAGCCCGTGCTTACTTACCCAATTGACAATAGTCTGTCGGGTGACGTGGATTCCCCTTCTTCTAGTGTATTCCAAAGCCTGTGGGGTTTTCCACGTTCCTTCCATTGCTATTTCCTACGCTTTCCTGATGCCTTTTTTCCCGGTTTCTTTCTCTTCTTACTTTTTTCTTCCTCCTCGTGCTCTTCCTCTTCGGACTCATCCTCCTCATCCTCCTCATCTATATCGTCGTCATCATCCTCGTCATCCTCGTCATCCTCGTCATCCTCGTCGGATTCATCCTCATCCTCGTCCTCATCCTCGTCGGATTCATCCTCGTCATCATCCTCGTCGGATTCGTCGTCATCATCCTCGTCGGATTCGTCGTCATCATCCTCCTCATCTATATCGTCGTCATCCTCCTCATCCTCGTCGTCCTCATCCTCGTCGGATTCATCGAACTCATCGTCATCCTTCTTGGACTTCTTGGACTTCTTGGACTTCTTGGACTTCGTTTCCTCCTCATCCTCGAAACCATCCACTCCTTCAACCCCATACAAAAGCTCCTCAAGCTCCTCCTCGGAAAGTATTTTAAGAAGCTTGTCCAGATCGTAAGTCTTCTTGAGGATTGATTCAGGATAATCCGGCCTGTCCCGGAAGTCCACCTTGGATATCTCCGGATATGGTTTTCCCTTATACTTCTTCTTTTTGAACCTCAGAAGAAGGGTCTTTCCACCCTTGAGTTCTCCGAAACCGTTATTTTCCTCATCCTCATCCATTTCCTCCTTGAGGAGGTTTCCAAATGTGAAGGATGATTGATTTAGAATCTGAACCCCTTCAAACTTATTATCCTTGTCGATCACGTTGTAAATTTCTCTCTCTGACCATTTAAGATGAGAAACCTCTTCCCTGCTCAACCCCTCCCGGAGTTTCTTTGCTCTCAAAGCACAAATCGGACAAGGAAGGCCCACTGTAGTGGGGCACACCACCGTTTGACTCTCTGGTCCCTGATTCTTGTGAACACGAAAGATGCGCCGGAACCAGGTCATTCCCTTTGGAACCTCCTCGGGATGATCATCCACCGTCACCTTATATGGAACCACATCCAGTCGGCAACGAGCCGCTCCGTTTGAGATATCCGGTGAGAAGGTCTTCACAGACTGAGTGTAGTATGATCCAAAGTCAGTTCCAATAACCCTCTCCTGATTCTTCTTCTTCGCGTGATCCTTCATTGACCACTTCTTGTCCTTCTTAGCCATTCGATTTCCTCCTTTTCCTTGTTGTTGCTGTATTCGTTTCCTTCGCCCTCATTACCTTATCCCTCGTGGACTTCGCCCGTTCTTTGAGATACTGCTCGTAAGAATCCCCACTCAAGGCTGACATCCTGGCACTGGATGTATAATACTCAGCCGTGTATAACCGTACCAGCAATTCCACCCTGTGCAAGTTGTCCTTAAGGTTAAACATAGCACTCCGAACCAAATCTGCTCTATACTGCGCCTCTTCCCACTCCTTCCTAGACCTGATATAATCTCTATGGGCTCGATAATAAGCCTCAACATTCTGCTGATTCATCTTCACGCCTGTTAAATCCTCACCCCCTTCCCAGGCCCCTTTAATCAGCTTAGACCTTACTGTCTTATATTTCCGCTCAGCCCGTCTGGCAAGTTTATCCGCATAAGCAGAAGCCCTCGCATACTTTATCATAAGGGAAGACTGACGAACCAACTCCATATGGAGATTGTCCGGATCAATAGTCATATCCCCTTCATAATCAAATTCATCAAAGTTTACCATCGTCCACTCCTTTAGGAAAACAGGACGTCATAACAGCTGGAAACCAGCCCAGCCCGTCCAGTGGAATAATAATTATCTTCAAAACACTCCAATATCTTCCGTGCTAGGTCATTTCTCCCTCCTTTCAACAGTATTGAAGTATAATACCCCAACACCGCTCGTCTCACCTTCTCCGGTTCCTCTTTCAACCCGTTCAACACTTTACATACATCCTTCCAACCCACCCCCTTCTTCATTAAGATCCTACAAAGATCAATTGAGGCGTTTAAGCGGGATGCCTCTTCAGCTGCAATCCTCTCCATCTGCTTCGGTTTTAAATCAACAATCTTTTCCAATATGGATAGAGCTATTCCCGGAGAACCAAATGAATCCCGGTAAAGGATGTCCATAACGGACTCCGGAAGCTTGATATCCCGCCCACTCTTTTTAATAACCCTCCTCACCAGTTTCTCCATCTCCTCATAATCCAACGGATCAAGGTGGTAATGAAGACACCTACGTTTGAAGGTGTCTTTAAGGGCTTCCGGTTCAGTAGTGGCTAGGATAAAATACACGTGAGATGGGGGTTCCTCCAACGTCTTGAGTAAAGCTTCCTGGGCATCCTTGGTGAGCTTATGGCATTCATCCAATAGATACACTCGATTCTCCCCGGCCCTCGCTTTGTATCCCACGTTCCTCCGGATACCCCGCGCCGTATCAATCCCACCCAAGGATGCCGCATCCATCTCGATATAATCCGGATTGTTGTGTAAAGGTTTACTGGGGTCGAAAGCACCCAAAAATCCCGCAATGATTCGTGCGAGAGTTGTCTTCCCGGACCCGGCCTGTCCGGTAAGTAAGAAAACCCTGGGCCTGTCCTTCCTGCTCAATTTAGCACGCAAAGACGCAATAACCCCCTCATTGCCCACATAGCCCTTAAACGTCTTGGGACGATAATCAGTATGTAATGCCATAGCTTCTCCTCTAACCAATCAACTTTACGCTCTTTTCCGGCTTTCCGTTATCTCCAAACCAATTACCATCTACCCCAAAATACTCATACTCAACCTCAAGATTCGTTATTACAAAAGGCCAAGCCTCTTTTAGCCCTTTGCTCATAATCTCAAAGGTCATAGCTTGATAATCCTCTTCCTCAGCTGGGTCCACATCCGACACAACCTCATCGTGGATCTGACCAACCAACTTGGTGTTCCACTTGCCCCTCTTTAATTCCTTATTGATATCTATAAGAGACTTGAGGAGACATTGGAATGCCGTACCTTGTATTGGATAGTTGTAGACCTGGTTCTTTTCCATATGCCCAACATACCGAAAACCCGTTAAGCTCTCCACATACCCATCCCGGAGATATTGATTGTAATGAGCCTTCTTCCAAGCCGCATACCTCCGAAACTTTTTCCAAAACCGCTTTTCCACAGCCTTCACGTGTTCCTGAAAATCTCCAAAATCCTTTATCCCGTGCCTCTGTAAATGTTTCTTTAATGGTTCTCCCTTAAAATTCTTAAGCTGAAGTTTGTCAATATCGTCCCAAATAGTCCTAGCAATCTGTCCCCAATAGTCTCCATAAAATTGAGCGAACACAAAGCTGTTCTTCGCCACAAATCGAACGTTTTCAGGAAGCTTCCCTTTACTGTCTGGTTTGAGGAAGAATAAATCACAAGCAACATCCCGATGCATATCTGCCTTGTCCAACAAAGCTAGATAATTCAACATCTCAGGATCTTTATGGTACCAAGCACTAGCCCGAACTTCCACCCCTCCATAATCGGCCCCAACCAATCTCCTACCCTTCCTTGGTATGAAAGCCTTCCGAACAATCCCCCCCATTTCCTTATCCCGAATAGGCATATTCTGGAAATTGGGGTCTGAAGAGCTTGACCTATGAGTACGTGTGAGAAAAAGAGAGAAGCCTGGATGGATGAAACCATCCACCGTCTCCCGATAGATTTTTCTCAAATAGGTGTTTTGAACCTTCTTCAATTTTTTGATGTAGAGATAATCGTTTATAAAAGGAATGTTCAAAGCTTCCAATGACTCTTGATCGGTAGACGGAGTTGCCTTGACTCTCTCCTTATTGTCCATCTGCTCATAATATTTTCCATTGGTGTACTTCCTTGGCTGATGGCCCATCTCCCCGAACAACATCCTAATCAACTGCGGTCCTGAATCGTAATTGGCTGAGGATCCATAAACCTTTTTCCACAATTTTGCTTCCTTATATCGAGAAAGGGCTTTGGTACGTACCTCAATATCCTTATCCAACCTCTTTATCTCGTTTTTCACGTAACTGGTGTCTATTCTGATTCCATTACATTGAAGATCCGCCATTGCTAGAGAACCTTCGTGAACCAACTTGTAGGCATCTTTAGAGGAACAAACCACTCTCATAAAAACACCTCCATATCATCCTTCGCCATACGATACTCCAAAATAGTGTCAACTCCGTTATACCTCAAGAGGGTTTTGATTGGTATCTCAAATATTCTATTAAAGGCATTCCCGTCCTTCTGATTCTTACTCTTCAAGAGATGACGAACCTCATCATCATACCCACATATACCATACCGAACGTAACCTTGAAACTTGACGTTGCAGGTCTTCTCTCGATTGTCTTTGATATGCGAGGATGCCACAACATCGAATATCCACTTCCTTACCCTTGTTTTGAAACAAACCTCTGACCACATTTCCTCAAAGGGAATATTACCAGCTATCTTCCCTATATTCTTGTTTTTAAGCACCTTCACCAGGTAAGGAATAACACTCGGAGTGATTAGAAAAGCCGTTGCACTCTCATCATTCTCTGAAATAGAGGTTGACACAACCTTGTGTCCTTTTCGGTGGGGTTTCTTCCCTGTTGTTTCATAGTCTATCGAAATCAAGGGTGGTTCTCTCTTGAGCAAATCCTTGAGATAGAATATTACGTCTGAATCCTTGAGGAGGATGTTCACTTGATCCTCTTCATTTGCATACTTAGGAAATGGAACGTCAAGCATCTCAACCGCACGCCTAACATCCGTGGCAAAGAGCTTCCATACCATCTTGTCTTTCTCCCAAGATCGGTTCACATAGGAAGGATGGTACGTGGGGCAGATCCAACACTTGAACGTACGATCAGGTATGGTCCAACCCCTCCAACGATTCACACCACCAAGATCCTCCTTCCATACCTGTCCGATCACGGACTTAATTGCAGAGTCTCCGGCCAATATTATCACCCTCGGCTTGAAATCCTTTATCAACTCGATAATGTGCGTGCGACAAAAATCTATCTCCACATCAGTTGGGGTCCGATTCTTTGGTGGGCGGCATCGAACTGCGTTTGTCTTTATACAATCCCGGTCCAAATCTATTCCACAAGCAGACAAAGCCCTCCTGACAGTCTTCCCAGCCTTTCCAACTAGCTGCTTCCCCAAGTGATCCTCTTTCTTTCCTGGAGCCTCGGCTATTAGTAATATCTTCTTCTTACCCTTCCCGGTGGGCTTCATCATAGGAGAAAGACAACCCTTTGACAAAGAGCAACCTTTACAACCCCTTCTCTTCCTCAAATCTCTGAAGGATGTTTCCAAATCCTTCTTGCTAAAAAATCCGTAAGGCTCAATCAACATAACCCTACTCCTGGGCAGAAGCAATCGCCACTACGTGTTGAAAGCTGTCCCCCTTCAAAGTAAAAGACCTATCTCCCAGATACGCAGACTTGACCAAGCCTGAAGCCTGTGATATAAACTGAGGAGGAACCCGGAATGAAACAGAATCCCCGGTATAATCCATCTTGACCTTTTCCTTGAACCACCCCACCTCCTTGTTTTCCCCGTATACCAAAAGCTTTCCCTTTTCAAGGGTTATGGTAATCATCGAACTTGTGGGTGATTCCCGGTCCTGTGAAACGAATAACTGAGCCCTGGAAACCACCTCTTTGAGATCCGGGAATGGAACCTCCTTCCGACCAGTATTGTTAAATAGATTGTCCAAGTCCGTATAGGCAGAATCAAACAACCGACAAGAAAACACTGCCCCAGAAGATGTTTTGAAGTGCGCCCAACTGCCTTTTATCCCATACTTTTTAACCTCATACTTGACTAATTCCTTCGCTGCATCCGCAAATATCAGCACCTCCTTACCCTTAAAAGGACTGGACAGCTGGTAACGAGTTGCCCGGAATTTGTCGCAGGTTTCTACATACTCCTTAGTAATATGAACGCATCCAAATACTGGAGCATCCTCCGGACTTGTGGACGCCGTAAACAGCACAAACCCGATTGCTTCCAAAAAGTTTTCCGGCAAGCTTCTCCACTTTTCCACATTCCGAGAGTCGAAGTCTTTGGTTTGGACTTCCACGTCTTCCACATTGATTCCAGCGGTCATACGCTTACCCTTAACCACCAACTCATTTCCCTTTTCGAATATGTCCAACTCTTCATCCTTAGCCCTGGATATCAAGGCTAAAAACTCCTTTGCGCGAACGGATCCATTGAAGTCAATGAGGGGAGAATCCTGAACTACCGCAACTTCATCATTACTCGTAATGATTTTCCCGTCTGAAAAAACGAAGCAGATGGCCTGCTCGGACTCTTCTGCCGATGAGGCCAATCCAGGCTTCAACTCATTCATAATCTTCAAAAACGCACTCCTGTTGACTTTCATCCTATTCCTCCCTTGAATTCCCACGAATAGATTTTTTTGACCTCTACTGGATTGAGTTTGTCCTTAAAAGCCTTTAGACTGGGCTTGTCGAGAACCCCGCCATCATTTACCATTTTCCCCCCAATATTTGAAACGGGGTTCGTGTAGAAAAGGAAACGCATATACTCGGACAGAAAGGGCTCAGGAAGACAAATACAGTACCGATAGTTGACATATTTCCAATTGTAATCCCAAACGTTGACTCCCACCAACTCATTCCCTCGAAAAAGACCAGCACGATGCTCTCCATTAAAGTAAAAATTCATCATCACTTCATCATCCTGTATATTATCTTCTGGACGATTGGAAAGCCATTTTAGAAATAACTCCTCTTGTTCATCGTACCAATCCCCTGAACTAAGTAACCGCCGATAATCAACCAGAACTCCCACGGGAACTGATCTGGGCCACTTCCTTACATTTTTCCGAAATACAGACCAGTCGCCCCCCGACATATCCAAGAAGTTTCTAGGATCATAAATGTAATTATAATCCAAAAACTTCCTGTCTACACGAAGATAATCAAACTCAACTATAAACGGTTCCATATAACCTGGAAAATCAGCCCATATATTAATCCCCGGATCAATAGATACCCTCCCTAAATTACTAATAGGAGGAAGCAACAAACCATAATCCGGAGCACTAATCCCCGTTTTGTAATCCCCTCTTAGCTCCTCACAATTTGCACGTTTGAAATATTCCTCAGAACACCAAAAGTTTGGCTCTATTCTATTACTCTCCATCAACTCTAGGTACTTGGAGCCCAAACCCTTCGCCATAATCCACCCCCTTCTTCACACATCTATTACTTCTTGGTTTTCTTCCCGTTCCTGCTCCTCCGGACTTTCTCCCCTCTCTTTCTTTCATCAGACGTTCCACCAACTTCCTGCTCACCTGCCCAGTCTTTCTGCTTTTTCCTCCCATCCTTATCCCCCTTTCTTCTTGACTGCCTAATCTCCCCCATTTCGTCATACACACAGGTAGAAAGTATGCCCCTCATTTTCGTTTTGGAATCCAAGCCCTGTAGGTAGGCATACTCATCTTCCTCCGTTCCGAAACTAATCTGGATGCTTGGGGTGAAGAGAAAAAGTGCCTCAAAGTCCGGAGTCCGAATACCCACCGGCCCAAAATCCCTTGATATCTCATCCTCTCCAGAAACCAAAGCCCCAAACCCTTCGCCGCCAGTGCGTCTCAACTCCAAAACACTTCCGTCATAGATGTTCCTCTGACTGATCCTAAGTTTCCTCCCCTCCGACCAAAATTCGATATGGCTAAGGTTTGTATCAAGAAGCTCCAAAATGCTTCTATTTAGTGTTATCCGGTTCTCTTTAAGATTGGAATATCTTTCAAACACGGCCTTTATCTCTTCCGGAGTGGATCCTGGGGCAGAACATCTCTTCTCCTTTATGAATCCATTCTTCTCCGTAGAAAACACCACCTTACCACCCTTCTCCTCAAACCTCTTGGAGTCATAATCACTAGCCCGAAAAGACACAGGATGACCAAAAGGAGCCTCGGACTCCCTCAGCGGAAACCGTAGCAACAGGGTATTATCGAAATTCATAATGAAGATTTCCTTACCCACCACGTAAATGGTATTCTTGAGCCTTCCCGTTTGCTCCATTGCCACCGCGTGAGCAAATATCTTTTCCACTCGATCTGTAACCTTATTCATCCAATCACCCCCTTGAGGATTTCTTCATATCTAAAATCATATTCCTTGTTGTACTTCCAAACAAGCCCATCTTCATCCGATCCACAGGGAACAAGCCCCTGAGCCCAGGTGAATCCATAAGCCGTATTCCCCCCTCCATTCCATAACCTCCTTACCTCATCTCTCAGAGCATCAGAAAGAAAACCCCCATTCCGGTTTACCATTCGCTCAAAACTCTTCCAAGAGGTGGGCTTGTCTTTCTTGGAACGAATGTACCGTGCCGCCATAACCGTACATCCATAATTATATCCTACGTCTCCCCCCGAACCCCTTTGAAACCAATCTCCCACCTCACAACAAATATCTTGATCGTTAGATGATACATTACCCATATCGAACGTTGAGCAGGAGAAGCCCCTCTTGCGAAACTCCTCCATAAACTTACCCAGGAGGAGAGAACCCAAGGCCTGACTTTCGCAGCCCAGAAGAAATATCCGGTCAAAATCTATCCCGGATAACATAAACTCTCTCCGGATACCAGGGTTGTTAGCTGAATAGGAATAGGTATCAAACGTTATGTTCTTAACCCCAGCATACTCCAGGTTTTCACAATATTCCTCAAGCTGATCAGGGGTGTCGGCCAAGAACACCAAAAAGGGTTCAATTCTAGCAACAACCCTGACTCCAGCTTCAACTAGATTCTTACACGCTTGTATCCTCTTTCGAAAGGAGGGTGCCCCCGGCTCCAAAAGCTTGAGGAACGAGGAACGAGGAGAAATCATAGTCAGATGTACGGCAGTTCTGGCCTTATTCTCACTCAAAGCCCTCACATAAACATCTTCCCCAACCAAACTGCTCTTGGTGTTGATCATAAGAGGGTAAGATACATCCTTGAGATATTCCAGGAGGGAAAGACTGACCCCGGCTGAACGTTCCTTATACAAAAAATCCTCAAAACGAATCCCAAACCTCATAGGGATTTCCATTGCAATAGCCTTCCGAACTTCCCCGGAAACATCGTGGGGGTTCTTATCTCGGAAAACCATCAGCTTGTCCAACTCCCGCTTGTAGTAATCCGCATTACAATG